GATATCTCCTTCACTTGCTCCGGTAGGAGCTGATGGCTGATAATAAGTTGTTATCTTTCCATCTGCGGTTGCTTGTGCCGTATTAGCAGCGGAGAGAGCCGATTGTGCGGTAGTATCCGCAGCATTTGCCGTTGTCTGCGCCGCAGCGGCTGCATCCTTAGCACCCTGAATATCTGAGTCAATATCTTCAGCCCAATCTCCAATATCTGTTTCAATTCCGGATGACAAGAAACGTATATTTCCAGATATGATTCCTTCATCGATATCAAAATATGTACTTCCTCCACCACTGCTTTCTATTCTCCCTGTTCTTATGAATTTTCCGTTAATCGTCGTAAATCCATACATCAGCGATATTGAACGTACCTGTAATTCTGAATCAACCGAATTTAATACGCCTATAAGGAAATGATAATAATTTGCGTCTTGTTCAGCCTGTATCTGCTGCGCCGAAAACAACATTGTTCCACCTGTGCCGTTTTTCTCACATTTTGCGTAAATGTAATATGCCTGAAAATCGTTTGTTACAGTAATATCTCCATTCTGCAAAACCCAATAACGCGGGTTATTGTCTTCATCTACGACAGCGTAATGAGTCAGTGTTCCACCTTTATAAACGATCCTGTTTTTGTTGCCACCGTAATTTGGCTGAAAAACGGTCCCCACAAGTACGAATTGCATCGATTTTGCCCCTACTGACAACATCATTGTTTCGATCGACTGCGGCTTTATTTTGTCTGTATAATAGTCTCCTTCGACATCGAAAACCATCCCAAGCACTTCCTGCGCATTCAACCAGTTCCTTCTCGCTTTTGCAACGTTTGCCAAATCGTTTATCTGTATAATCTTGTCAATGTCGATTAAATCCGATATTATTCTGTTATAAATCGATCTTGTAACAGCCAAATCGGATATCGTAAGGTTATAAGAACATTCTTTCAACAAATCCCGAGTAAATCCTTTTACACGAATAAGCTTATCGACTTCAAGATCATCATCCTTTATTGGTATATAATCTCCTACCCAGAAAATATTTGTTTCTACATCTGTCCCAAATGTTTTTTTCAAGAAAAATTCGTCTAATGTCAATGAATATTGCACTTTAGGTTGACAGTTTTGTGATAAATATTCCTGTCCTTTTTCAAATAATTTTTGCTCTGCCGCATCAATATAGCTTTGCGGCATGGCAATATCTGTCAACACATATTCGTCACCTGCGGCAAATCGAAATGCAGCTGACGTTGGCGACGGAAATTCCATGTCACGCTCGTCTTTAAAAGACTTTATTGTGAATGTCTTCGTAGCATGATCATATGAAGTTTCAAATTCGTATCCGGCGAGATTCCCTGTATTGAAATGCACTTTAGCCGGTGTTCCTGCAAGCAGATACTTCGTTGTTACACCATCAGTCTCCTTTTCGTTCAAGTCGAAATCCATCGTGTTATCGACAAATTTCAATAACGTATCTCCAAGCGCCGTAACAATACCGATACGATGAGGATAAATATCATCAAAATATTTTGCATTTTCCCAAACGCCATATTTTGTTATTGATGCAGTATCTTCAATAAAACTTTGCGATTTGCTTTTACCCGGTAAACACAATCTTGTAGCTCTGTATTTTGACGAAATATTCTTTGTGCCTCCATATACCTTTAATCTGTTTACAATGTTCGAAGAAGAAACTTTTTCTCTCGTCAGTTCGTAAATACCCTTCCCTTTTCCGTATTGAAAAGTAAATGCGATTGTTTTCCCGGCTTGTCGTATATTTATTGTTCTTATACCGTTTTGCGCAATTGCAATTTCAAATTCCTGATTATATTCCTCACATAACCGCTGTAATATGGCAAGACAATTATCTGTTTCACTAAATGTAAGCGTTTTTGTTTCCGTATCATCCGGATATATACCAAGAATCCATTTTGCAGGGAAAACACGGTTTATGTTTGCAATAAGTACATCAAGAAACAATTTCATATTGCCGGTAAGTGCATCAGCGTATAAATCGGATCCCGTCGTATCGATATTTATATCGTATGTTATCCTCGACAAGTCATACTGAACGCCTTCAAACTGAAGATCATACCTGAATTTGCTTTCAGATAATTTCGTTTCCTTCGGAGGGATATTTAACGTATAATCTCTACCTACAATAGTAATTTTATCGCCGATCTGGAAATATAACTTTGTTACCGATTCCAACGATATGTCCACAATATCATTCCCAAGCAATTCAACCGATTGTGATGCTCTTGTTACATTTATAACCGAACTTCTCTGTCTCAATGAAATTGTACTTCCATCTATATGTGTAATAATGAATTGTTCCATATTAATTTCAAATTTTTTCCCATACCACAATAGCGTTAGTTGAGAAGTATGTTATTTCATCAATACATCCGGTTATTACAGGGTAATAATCACCGTTTTGTGCATAATTATGCGATATGGTCAAATTTTCACCGCTAACATCAAAATCAACCGTGCCGTCACCCCAATAGATATTTACCATTTTTGTGGTGGTCATGGTGATTGTGCAAGTCTTTGTCGAATCACCAACCCGAATGTGTTTCAATATCCGCTTCACAGGTTCCGGTTCAATCAAATTCAGCTTGAATGTACCTACCATCAAATTATCGTTCCATTTCTTGGATACGGCAATTTCGTCTTTACAATAAACCTCGTAAATAAGCGGTTTTGTGGGATGAATATCAATAACAATTCGTTGCGTGCCTGCACTATTAAAAAGTTGTTCAAATTTTGCAACTTTCATAACAAACTCACTCTTTGAATTTGCTTTAATAAAACACGAAAGGATAATCTTACGTGGTTCATAAAATTTATGATTAAGATCAACTACTTCACCGTGATAATTGTCCCACGAAAGAGAAGCAGGCTCTTTCAATTTCGGACGACTCACAACGCCTTCTGAATCGGAAACATATACGCCGTAATCTTTGAAATCGACTCCGTCAATAGTATAAGATTGCAACTTGCTTGCTTGTAACTCTGTAATTACCTCACTTTGAGATAATGCCACATTATAAATCTTTACATCATCAAGCAATCCCAATCCATAACTTCCACCATAGTAGTCCTGATTCAGTGAAATTCCCAACAATGTACCGGCTTTATTTACTGTTTTAATCAATGAAGAATTGACATAAAAATTAAACATAGAACCACGCCGGATTAATCCAAAAGAAAACCATTTTCCTGGCTTTGCTTCAATAGGCACTTCAACGTAATTTTCCAAGCCTTGAAAATTTAAAAGCCAAATTAATTTTTTAGGCGTACCACATTCTATTTCAATGGTTTGAACCCATAACAACATTGAAAATTCCATTGCCATATTTGACATTATGTTGTTGGATACTTCACAAGTATCACCGCCGGAAAAGTCAATTGCATTACCATTCTTTCCGGCGACAAAAGTTGCCCCGAATACTTGCCCATCGGCGCGGCTTCTGCTGTAATCGTAAGCAACCAATGAACCTGCAGGTTCATCAAAAGGTAAATTCAGTATTATGTTATTTGAATCCATATCAATACGTTTTTTTATGTTTTTCTATTATTTTGACCATTGCCGAACCTGTTTTGGTTGAATGGATTGTTGCATTTCCGTATTTATTAATACACATTTTGGCATTGTCTTGGGCGTGAATCATAACAACGGCATTATCAAACACATCAACCATTACAAATGCGTTGTCTTTTGCGATAATGTTCAAATCCGATTCATTCTTTACAAATACTTCCGAAACACCAAATCCGTTTATTTCAACACGTCCTTTTGTAGCTCCCAGTGCAATGCACTTTTCCGCATTAACCAAATCGATGGTATCATCCAAAAATATCCCAAGATCTTCCATCATGCCCTTAAAATTGGCACGTATATAGTCGTTGTTCGGGAAATCGTTTGCAAGGCAAAAGTCAATGCCTTCCAAATACATCCGGACCATTGCCCTTTTGTCGTCAAGCGTTTTTAATTCTTTATACCAAGATTCACATATTCCTTTTCTTTTGGCTTCCTTGGCGAGTTCTTTTGATAACTTCATATCTTTAAGTATTATAGTGACACACATTGGTTTACGACAAACCCTGCGAACGCAACGAATTGCTTGATTGCGCTTCAAGTAATGTTACAATTCTGTCAAGTTTGGTCAAATGAACATTATACGACGTGTTTTGCGCAATAACCGACAAATTCATTAGCTGCTGCCGCAAAATATCTGTTGCTTCAATCTGATTGATCCGCATTGCGTTCATTTGCCCTGCCAGGATGCTTGCAGTTTCTTCTGTTACTCCTTTTACTGCACCCGTTAAAGATACATCTGCTTCCGGAGTTTCGATATCCTGAAATATTTTCTCGTATTGACCCAATGCATTATTGAATCCATTTGTTATCGTTGAAACCTGTGCTTTGAATGCTGCTATTTCTGCATCTGTAAGTGTGTCGAACACAAATTTATCGCCTTCCCAATATCCCATCGATTTTTCCAAGCTGTCCAATGCACCTTGCAGTTGTGTTTCGAGAAAATTCTTTTTCAATTGATTCAAAACGGCTTGCTTGATAATATTATCTACCGTGTCGCCAAATGCGCCTGCCGCATCTTCACCCTTGCTGAAAGCATTTACCAATGCATCGCCCAATTCGTCCGCAAAGCTTTTTGCATCCGTTTGAAGTATATCTGCCGAAATTTCATCCAACATATCCTGAATATCGCGTCCCAATTGATCGTATTGGTCTTTATACTCGTTGACTTTATCCGAATCCGTTTTTTTCTTTTTTTCTTCAGCTTCCCACATTGCTTTTAGTTGCTTCCTCTGATCTTCCATGTTGGCAATTGCTGCCTGCTGTTGCTTGTAAACGTCGCTTCCTAATGCTTTATCAATCTCCCACGATAATTGTGCATATGCTGCCTGAAGTCTACCGACTGCTTCTGCGTGTTTTTGAATGGATTTTTCAATTTTCCTGTCTTTGCTGCCAAATATTGAAGAAACAACATTTGCAACGGCCTGAACAGCAGCTAATGCTGCCTGTATGATCGCAAGGACAACACTTGCCTTTTCCGCCGTTTTTATTGCCGTCGCTGTTGCTATTGCCACGCTTGCAACCGTTGACAATGAAGAAATTGCAGTTTCACCTACTTCGCCGATCGCATCTTTTAAAAAATCGGCGGAATCGATTGCATTAAATATGAAATCAAAGCTTCCTTCTGTAGCTTCTGCAAGTTGTTTCCAATTTTGTTTTATTTTTTGTGCAGAATCTTTGGAATCTTCACCGGCATCATCAAATATTGCTTTCAGGCTTTCACCTACCTGTTTAAACGGATTATCTGCAATCAATATCCGTCTTGCCTCATTCAATTTATCCCGTATTGCGTTCAAATCTATCGGATCGAACACTCCCGATAAATCTTCGAATTTTGATTCTATCTCATTTATTAAAACTGTTATTTGTTGTGCCGTTAATTCATCAAGATTACCGAATAAATTTGTCCATGCTTCTGTTCCTGTAAGCTCTTCACTTGCAAGGGCAGAAATAGCTTTTGCTTGCGCTTCATTCAGCTTTGAAATCAATTCTTCATTGTTATGCTCTTGTGCAATTCTTCGTTTCTCGTCATATTCATCGATAATTTCTTGTTTTTTTTGTTCAAACGTACCATATGCGTTCAACATTTCATCATATTCTACGTCTCCTGTTCCCTTTGATTCTTGTTCATAACGTTTTTTGCGATTAGCTATTGCTCTTTCTGCCTGTTCCCGCTCGGCATCGGATGTTGCTTCCAGCCTTCGTTTTTCGAGTAATGCCAAATCGTTGTTGTAATCCGTTTCCAGCTTTATTTTCCTGTCGATGTACGATGCATAATCTTCCAATAATTGTTCTGTCTCTTTTTTCAATTGTTCTTTTGCTGTTTTTTCAGCTTCGTCAAGGGATTCACCTTTTGCCGTGTCTATTTCCGTTCCATCGTTCGCCAATTCCTTTCGCCTTTTCTCAATGATGTTCAACATTTCGATAACGTTGTTTGCATTATTCAATTGATCTGACAACTCTGTATTGAATGCTTCCAATACTGTTTTCTTTGTTTCTTCAGCTATTTGATCATTGAGCATGCGTAATTGAGCATTTTGCTCTTTTGTGCGGCTTTCTATGTCAACAGAAAGGATAATATCACGCTGTCTTTTAAGATAATCGATATATGTTTCTCCTTCTTTTAAAAGGCCATCAAATTCTTTGTTTGCTGCCCTGACAATAGCCTCATCTCCCGAATTTATCCACTTGTAAAACCTGGCATATTCGCTTTTGTATTTTTCGAGCTTTTCCAAAAACGGATCTTTTCCGGTCGTTTTACTTTCAGCGCTTTTAGCACCTGTAAGACGTTCTAACTGTTTTTGCCAATCCGTTATTTGTTTGTTTGCTTCTTGAATAGCTTTTGGATCGGAAAGTTTTTTAATATATGCCTGTTTTTCGGAAATCATTTTTTCGTACCACCCGACAGTAAATTTCTCATATTCGTCACTTTCTTTAATATCGATATTTTTCAAAATATCGAACCCTTTTAATTCTTCTGCCGCTGCGTTTTCATAACCACGTTTAATTTCTTCTTTAAGATCTTCCAATTCTTTTTTCTTTTTTGTTTTGACGGTATTTTCCGTTTCGTATGAATATCCGATGCCAAACATTCCGTAAGAAGCAGCAACGGTTTTGGTATCACTCATTTTGGAAATTTCCTGCTCCAACTCCATTTGCTTCTTTACTTTTTCCATCGATTGCTGCAGATAGATGGACGCTTTTGCTTTAGCAATTTGAGCATCAATAAATGCATCTTTGTTTTTAACCAACAAATTTTCAGCATCGGCAACATCATTCACCGATGCACCCAATTCGTCGAATGCCTTCCTATTTTCGTCTATAAAGCGTTTTTTTGCATCAAGATTATCCCCGAGAGCGGTCCATTTTGCCGACAACATCTCGATTGTACCAATCGGTTTATAGGCTCCTTCAATGATCGCTTCACTGAATTCTTCTTGTGCTTTCTTTGCTTCACGCTGTTTTTTCGTCAGCAAACCTACCGCCGTTGCAAGAGCAGCAACTCCTGTAATTATCCACCCGAATACCGGAATTGATTTAATAGCTAATCCAACTGCCCGAAATGCACCTGCGAGTGTCAAGTTTGCCGCTGTCCCCGTTGTTGCTGCAACCGTGTTTGCTGCTTTACCTGCCGTATCCAATGTTTCTGCAGCTGCCGATTCTCCGGTTGCTGCCGCATTGGCTTGTTTCGCTGCTGTATTAGCCGTTGTTGCAACAGTTTCTGCAGTTTCTGCAACCGTTGCCTTTTCAACTATCTTGCGCCACCATTCTTTTAAACCGTTCAGGGTTACAAGTTGGAATGCGGAATCTTTATTCAACGTTTGTGAAACTTGTTGTAATCCGATCGTTATGGCCATAACAGATTGTACCTTTGTCATCACCTTTTGCAAATCATCATTCTCACCCGCAAACAAAGAAACTGCACCTGTTACTGCCGAAAAACCACCGGCTAAACCTGAAAGTCCACTTATAATTCCTTGAAATTGCGCCTCATCATTTGCAAGTGTTCTTCCCTGCTGCTGCACATCCATTTGTATATCGGTAAGACGTCCAAGTTCATTTTTCAACCGTTGATAAGCCTCTGATTGTTCGTCAATGCCCTGGTCAACAAGACGCATCATTTCTTCACGCAATTCCCTTATACGTGTACGCATAGATACTTGCGTGTTTGCGTTTTCTTCTTGTTTTTGCGCCAGATTTTCAAGCGCATTGGATTGTTCACGCAGCGTTTGCAATTCTTTTTCTCTGACAACTATTTCCCCCTTTATTGCTGCCTGTTGTTTCGTGATTGCATTGTATTCTTCGTCTCTACCTGCATTAAATGCTATTGCGGCTTGTTGCCCGAGACGCCGATATTCGGCTTCGAGTTTTTGTAATTCTGCTTCATGCAATTCGCAAGCGGCTCCTATCTGGCTTAATGCATTCCTTATTTCTTCAGCTGTCGAATAAAATGCAGCATCCATTTTTTTGCCTCCTGCAACGGTTCCATCAGATAGTCCCTGAATACGACGCATTGTTTCCTCAATAGCCGCATTCATTTTTTCATTATCGAGCGAAGCATCAAAATGCAATCCGCCACCTCCAATTTCTGCCATAATTCGTTTTACATTAAGCTGTTCACGTAATTCATTATATTTTCACTGTTGTTTTCTGTCAGTTCAATTTCATCGTCTGCTTCTATATCGTAGCTCGGAGCATCAATCATCATCCGTTGCACCAATCCCCACGCAATGCCATTTACCAAATAATCATAAGTCCACCCGAAGTGCGCACAAATAGCACCCCTGCGACCGTGCGGACTGTTTAGACCTCGTTGTTTTCCTCTATCCGATCCGGCATTGTGCTTCGGTCGCTTGACATCAATCGAATAGAGTTCAAAAAATCCCCCAGGTTACACATTGCGTTTATCAATACGGTTAATTGATAAAGCTCTGATGGCTTTATTTTCCTTGCGAACAATTCTGTTAATTCTTCAAGTCTCTTTGTATCTTCTATGTAATGCACAGTTCCGCCTTTTCCGGGTGTAGGTATCAAATAATCAGAACCCAAAACGGCAATAGCAACAACCCTTGCACATCGTATTGCATGTTTGTGAACGATAGTTTTTGCCTTCTGCATTCCGTCTTCTGATTTTAAAGCAACTTCATCAATGGCAAACTCTATCCATTCTGCCGAAAGGCGGTCAAGTGTTCCAAGTGTTGGTTCTTCGATTTTGAATTGCTTGCGGATCTTAACCGGAACACGCTTTTTGAGCAATCCCCAAAAGCGTTTTTTTTCCTCAAATTCCGTATCCTCAACCTCAAATTGTACTCCTTTGTTTATAAGCACATTCAGTTCGGCTTTCTCTTGTTCAAGTGTCTTTTTTTCGTCCATTGTCGTTTTTTAGTAAAAAAGCCCCGAAAACGATATAAGTTTTGGGGCTTTCGGCGTTTATACATACTTTTTCATGTTATGGTTTTGGAACCGCTCTAATAGCTTTCCCGCTTGTAACAGACATAGGGGTAACGGTGAAGTCGATCAGAAAGATACCCTTAGCCGATACATCTGCATTGATTACCGCCTCAATATCACCGTTCGGAATTTCAAAGTCGAGTCCCTGTTCTGTTTCAACTAAAACAGCTTTGTTGGCAACAATTTCATCGCCATCAAATCCCCACTTTGGCGCAAGATCAGTACCAATGTTCTCCCCGCCGATATAATCAATCAGCGCCTGAACATCGGCATCCATAATTGAAAACGTCAATTTCGGTATTTTCTTTTGTTTTTTGCGCACTTCCGGGGCCGATTTACCTTCTTCGAAATGTTCGGTAACTTCAGCAGCATCTTGTACAATCTTTGCGGTATCTTTGTATGTTTTGCCAATTTTTGCCATAGTAGTCGGCATTACACCGTCAGGTGCCGCTTCACCAACCTTAATTTGTGCTAATCCTAATGTTATTAAGCTCATAATAATAATTTTTAGTTTGTTTGTATGTTCCAATTTATCCGAATATTAACGAAATGTTGATTTACACTCGGTTCTGCCAATATGGTTTGACTGGCAAGTATAATTTTCAACCCTGTTATATTCGCATTTCTTAATGTTTCAATTGTCATATTCGACAACTCTTTCAATCGTGTGCGATTCGCTTTCAATTGTTGTTTCCCGCCAATTGTAACTACTTTGTCCGGGACAAATATGTTTACATTTGATGTCCCTGTTTGAGGCAAATAATCCTGATTCAAATCGATACTGTTTACGACAATGTCTTCTTTCGTAGAATCATCAGGACGATCATCACCGACGTAAATGCCGCCGGTTATTGCGGCACTTACGGGTGACTCTCGCAACAATGAAAAAAGAAAGGTATCTGTATCAAACGTAGTCTTCATACCCACAATCTGTTATGTAATTGACCTTTATCGAATTTCAATACAACGCCTTGTATGCGTACATCAGAACCATTCTCATCATCAGCAACAAAAATATTTGTACCAACTTCAATCTTTGGTGAATCTTTTGGAAGCTGTATCAAAGAAGTAAAAATGTGAAATGTTCCGCCTGCAACCTGTATTTCAGCGCCTCTACCGTTCGTTTCTTCACGACAAGCAGAAATAAATTCTGTTATCGTTTCCGAATCAGTCCAATTTCCTTCATCATCTTGGACGGATTCACCGCCAGCGACAATTGCGAACAAGTAGTGTGGATATTGCTTAATCATTACCAAAAATTTGACCGGTTACGAACTTTCGGGCGACCAACCAAAACATTTTCAAGACCTAATTCATCGCACAAGGCATTATAATACAGCTTCACGGCTTCCATATTCCAAGAAACGGAATACCCTCCCTCTGAAACGTTTTGCGTTGCCCCTTTCAGGACAATAGACATGCGGTTGTACACCGCTTTGTCGCAAGATTGGACATCAACAACGCTTTCACCGCTAATTCCGCTTTTCAAAAGAATAATATCTATATCATCCTCCGAAAGATTCAACCCGTTCAATGATTTGGTCAAATATTCTTTGTTTGTCATCACACACGCCTATTAATTACGGATGACGTTTACCACGTCATCCGGTAATTTAGTTTTTATTCCAAGAAGTTGCGTCCACCTGCATAAGCACGGAACGACCAGCCAAATTCCAAGCCGGGAAAAGATTTGCAATACCTTCTGTTACCTCTTTTACGGGGCTTTCTTCAGAGTATTTTTTGATCAACGTGTGCCCATTAAGAGCCTTGACAGCCGCACTTCCTTCGAGCTTCAAATCAATCGGCCTTTTCCAGTACGTATTTCCGAGAATCTTGCTTTCAGAGAAAAGAATTACGTTTTCCTCGAAAGGATTAGCAGTTGTACGACTTCCGTCTGCAAGCTCAAGAGTAATATCTTGATCGATCACAACGATTTGGAGCCCTCTGAAAATCTGGCTTTGTTTACTCAAGTATGCGTTTACCGTTTCCAAGTTTGGAGCATCTTGTGTGTTTGCGACGTTCTGAACAAAAGAAGCGCAACGTTTGTACACTTCTTCCTGATTTGCAAATGTGGTGAACGTATCGAGGCTCATAAGAGCGAACTTGTAGTTTGCCCCTATAGATTTACCGATTCTCAGAGCTGCCGGAAAGTCCTTAGTGAAAGGTTTTCCTGCCGTACCGGCTGTGTATGAAGTATCAACACCAATTTTCTGCGAACCAGGAATTTGATAATCCACATCGTATTCAGTTACGATAGCGGCATTATTTGAGTTGGTGAATTTCACTTTACCCAATGAAATTTGCTTCAAAGCAATCCATTCGGCACGTGCGGCCACGCCATCCCAGCAATACTTTGTATCTTCAGCCCAAAATTCGACCAAAGCTTTCAAGTCTGGATTATTCCCAGACATTGCAACCATGATGTCATATTCGGTCAATTCGTCTTCCAATTTCTCTCGAGAAATTGAAATTTTCGGAATATCGCCCTGAATTCGGCTGATAGCTTCTCGAGTTTTTCTCGGAATTGTTGCACCCCTTGATACCAAGTCGGCTGCTATTTTTAAACCGGCTTGAGCTTCCAACATTTTCCATGTCAGAAAATTAGTTTCTTTCAACGGGAAAAGGGTTGGATAATAGAAGTCTTTCAGATCGTATGTCCGTACAACAGCTTCCATATCTTTTTCATTCAACCCTATCATTAACGATTTCTGCATAATTATTTATTTTTTAAGGGGTTAAACATAAATTACACCTTTCAGTGCAGTTTTTATTGCTTCGGTAACTGCAGGTGCATTTGCTTCTTTTAATACTCCGATAACCCAAGCAGAAACAAACAGATTGTTTCCTTCTTCAACATCTTCTGTCGATCCTGCAAAGGCTGATGGCGTAACCGACAATGTCTTGTTAGAACCTGTGGTTTGATATGCAACCGTTCCTGCTGTAATAGCAACACCAAGCGTTGTTCCTACGGTGATAACATCTTTTGTTGCATTCGTTTTATCAATTGCGGTAATCGCCTGTCCATTTGCAGTTCCTGCTGCAAAATAATCGCCTACTTTGAAATGGTGCCCTTTCGCAACCTCATAAGTTGTTGCTGTATTGGTTGCATCGGTAATGATTTTAGCCGTTTTCACAACCTTATATAAACCATTTGCCCCAACACCAATCGGTGTGCCCTCAAACAGAACATTGCCTCCCAATTCGGCAACCGATACGGTTACCCCTCCCGGAATATCGGCAATTCGATGAAGCACACATTTAGTGACCCGATTGTCACTTTGTCTTTTTATTGTAAGTGCCATATTAATTTTGTTTTAAAAATTAAACTTCTTTTCCCGAAAGTTCATTGCTTTCGGTTTTTTTGCTTTCCACATAGTCTGCCACACCTTTTGAAATACCGGCTTCCGTCTTTTGCGCGAAAATGGGCTTTCCGTGACTGCCTAATGCTGCATTAGCCATGTTTTGATTTGCCATTGAAATTGCAGTTTCCTTTTCAGTCAAGTATTCAGTAAACGCTTCGTCCGAATCAAACTGCATGCGCTGAAAATCTTTCAGGGTTTGTGCTCTAAAATTATCATCTTTGCACGCAGCAAGTTTTTCGTTCAAAGTCTGAAGCCTCGTTTTTGCAATATCGCCTGCTTTATACTTTTCCAATTCCGTTTGTAGCGGCTTTACGGCTTCCGATATTGCATTCTTTATCATTGTTGCAATATCCGGCGTGTCGTAGCCATTTTTTGTCTCCTGTTCAACCAATCCGGGTTCTTGTGTTTTCTTTTCGACAAGGTCAAACTTCTTTTTCAAGTTCATTTCAAAGGTTTTATTGCCTTCAGAAACCTCTTTGTCCACTTCTGCGCGATATTCCTTTACGAAATTATCAACCTGTTCTTTGGTTAATTTTTCAATAATGGTTTTCGCTTCATCTTCGGTTGTAGCCTGTAACGCAAGAGAGCGTGCCAGGTGGTTTAAACCGTCTTTGCGCACGCCTGGATACGTTGACGACAGTAGTGCGAGAATTTTTTCTTTCATTTCAATGTTTTTAAAATTTACAAATCAATACAAAACAAAAATAATATGTATTATAGTAATACATTATATTTTTAATACATACTTATTCTTTTGTTATTCACATTTTGCATTGCAATGGCATTTTTTTTCTTATTTTTTTTGTTGTAATGATTGTTTTATTAAATAAAATGTATATCTTTGTAGTGTATTACTATAATACACAATGAAAACTTAGAGATATGGCAACAATAATTAAAAAGTGGGATGGTCTTACAGGAAAATATAAAGATGTTATTGTAGGTGATGGATTTTACACGACACTGAATGGGGACAAATTATTTAGAATTGAAACAAAAGGAAGAACCGGAAAAACCCTTTATTCCAATAGTTTCTATTTAAATAAAGGCAAAGAAAATCCGGTTTATGGCATGAATGGTTCAACAGGACACGGATGGGGTGGAAAAATTATAGGATACGCCACTGAATCCGAAATTTTTTCATCATCATTGAAAATCAAATAATAGTTACAAAAAACTACAACATTATGACAAAGGATTACATTACCCCAACGAAAGACAATCCTGTTTTCATATCACAAAACATGTATTCTGGATATATTATTGATTCAGAATATAAGGATTGGGAAAGTAAGAACGAACAATATTGGGTATGTGGAGAAACAACGGCATTGACTTTAACCGATGCAATAGAAGCGATTCACAAGCACATTCAAAATTGTAAAGAATACATCAATCCGGATACGAAGTTTGATGTATATATGCTTGATGGTACTTGCGACAAATACGGCGAACCAATCAGAACAAAATGTTATTCAATCTCGATGAAACAGGCAAAAAAATTCAAACTTATATAATAGATGAAGGCAATTCTAAAACACTAAAATAAGAATAAAGAAATAGTATCAACCGGTGGTGGTGCCAATGCCACCCCACAAAACATTCGCAACAATGGAACGAGTATCATTACAAGAATTCAGGCAACTTGCTTACCGGGCTTTTTATTGGACTTCATTCGACCCGGAAAAAAGGGGTGAAAGAACATTGCAAGAACATGAAGACCAATTGAACGATGATTTGCAAAACATGCCAGAATCGGAAACCGAGATGTACATTCGGAATTACAAGAAATATTTCTCCGAATGGTTGTCGGCACATTCGAATTGCGCAAGTTCCGCAATTGCCGGTGGTTCTGGCTTCAATGTAGGTAGAGCAGAAAAGGCTAATAATCGGCAACATGCAAAGTATGAACAATTCATCAAATGGCGCGAAAAGGCTTTGAAAGCAATTGCCCGCAAGATTGAGGAAAGCAAACCGGATGAACAAAAGCGGAATGAACAATGGGAACGCTTGGAAAATGCAATCCTTGAATCAGCAGCCGTCATCCACGGTTTGAACACCGGCACTGAAATGGGGTACAACAAGTCTTTATTTGTTTCTTCCATTTACGGCAATGTCGAAACATACGCAAAGCGTGGTGATGTTGAAATGGTTGAAAAGGCAATCAACTGCATTCGACATTTCAATGAAACAATGGGTGTCGTAATCACCGAAAGACACAAGTTTTTCAAGCTTCTTGAAGTAGCTGAAGCAAACAAGGAACGTAATACCGACAATCAAAATCGTGAAAATAACGAATTCCCATTTCAAGGTGGAAAAATTATTCAAAATTGGGCTGAAGATCGCTTACAAATATTGTTCGATGAAAAACCAAGCCGTGAAATAATCGACTTGCTCAAAAAGAACGCCTTTAGATGGTCACCGAGATTTGGAGTATGGCAACGTAAAAACACCAATAATGCGGTTTTTGCGGTAAAAAAGATATTGGAAGAACTAAAATTAAATAATGCTTAATGGACCTATTTACATCCCAACCGATGAAACCGATTCTTCATGTTGCAACCAACACTGTTTGCCTATTGAAGTCGGTGGAGTGGTATAATGGCGAATTGTCATACAATTTGCTTGTTCCGCAAAAAGACGAAAAAGGAGTTTTGCATTTTTGCAATGCCACTTATTCTGAACGTGAAATTGAGCCAATTTGATTATTATATTAAATAAAACAGCTATCTTTGTATGGAAAAGGAATTTGATTTTGAAGCATTGGCAACCCAATACGGATTGTCAATCGAATTCGTGAAAGAACTTCACGATAAGGTGGTGGACAAGGAAAACTTCGAACGCGCCTTGCGCATGTTCAATGATGGCACGCTGAAATATGAAATCGCCACCGGGAAAGACCAGATCAACGTTGCCGAAATTCGTAAAGAAGTGGCGTCAAACTTTCGGGAGATGCGCGAACATATCCGGGAACAAATGGAACATCACCGCAAAATTGTTGAATATTACAATGGATGCAAGGCGTTGAAGTATCCAATAAAGCCAAAAAACGGCGTTCAGGACATTGTTTTTGTCAAAGATGGACATTTGGTCGCCTTTGCGCATTTTGAACCAAAACAGGGCGGTGTTTACGCCGCAAACAATGAAGTGATGCCAAACTTTCGATGGAATCCGCACGAACATTTGGCGCGGTTGCGAAAGATGAACAAAGCTTTTTACCGTGAAGTGAAGAAAGCGGCTTTTGCCGATGATAAAAAACTATTTGATTTCAACATACCAAATGGCAATATACAGAACGCAAATAAAGAATAATTCGCGCAAAAAAACTGTTAGCGGAAATACCGTTTACCACGTCAAACTTGGCGATGACGAAAACTATTATTTCGGATCAATAGCCGCTATATTCGATAAATTTACACCTGAAACATTGGGTGTTTCAAAGTCAAGGCTTTGGTCTTTCGGCATTACGCACGAACGACCTTACCGGAATAAGGTTTGCACCATATACAAGGGTGAAATACGTAGGAAAAAGGGAAACCGTAAAAATTCAAATTATGATAGGGGCGATAATAGGTGATATTGTTGGTTCACGCTTTGAGTTCAAGAACCATTTAAGTACGGAATTTCAATTGTTCGCAAAAGATTGTTCTTTTACGGATGATACCGTTTGCACCGTGGCGGTCGCCGATGCCTTATTGAAGCACATACCATTTGAACAATCCTTTCGGTATTGGTGTTTGAAGTACCCAACACCAAAGGGTGGTTATGGCAGTTCTTTTTCCATGTGGCTGCATTCACCAAACCCTATGCCTTATTACAGTTTTGGCAACGGTTCGGCAATGCGTGTGTCACCTTGCGCCTGGTTTTACGACAATAGGGAATTAACATTGAATAGTGCCCGCCAATCTGCGGAATGTACACACAGCCATCCAGAAGGGATACGCGGAGCAATGTGTGTGGCCGATTGCATTTACCATGCTCGTTTTGGAAGTCAAAAGCATGAAATAAAAGAATTGGCAATAAACGAATATGGTTACAACGTCGATATGACTTGCGATTCAATACGCAAAAACAACACGTTCAACGAAACATGCCAAGTTACCGTTCCGCAAGCTATTGTTGCATTCCTTGAAAGTACCGATTTTGAAAGCGCAATCCGACTGGCTGTTTCCATCGGTGGTGATAGTGATACTATTGCCGCAATAACCGGTAGCATTGCTGAAGCGTTTTATGGTGTTCCGGAACATATCGAATCGGCTGGTTTGGGCTATTTGCCCGACGAATTTATAGAAATATTGTCTAACTTCAATAACAAAAAACGGATATGAAAGATTTTAGTATGTACCGGTATTTCAAAGGGGAAAAGGAAAATCCCTTTGACAAAGAAAAGCAAAACAATGAATATATGTTTTGGTTTTACGAATCCACATTTGATAAAGATTTTACCGAAAGGGAAACATCCGAATGGTTTGATTTCTTCAGTAATTACGGCATGGGTGATGCCTTTATGGAAATAATATCGGAAGCCGATTATGACAAACCAACCGACAAAACAAAAGAACAGATATTTGAACTTTGGCTTAAATACTTGTTTTCTAAAAAATTATATGGTGAATACGGTGGCGATAATTGGTACAGGGATGCTTATTTTGCCGCTATTGTCCGATAACTTCCAGGTCAATATAATATTTCCCATTGTTGTATTCGGCTTTAATGATGCGAAACTTGGTACTTCGTTGCAGTATTATTTCAACCTCTACGCCAAAATTTGTTTGTTGGGCTTTTCCGTCCCATGTTTTACCAGACCCCAAACCAAACGCGGAATAAGGTTCTGCATACAACATCTTTGTTCCGCGAGGACAATAGATATTGTATATTATTTTCTTGCTGTTAAAACCTGTTCCTTTTGCAAGACCACAAGAACTAAAAGCCTTTTCAATACCTGTTTTCCCGTGAATTGATTTTAAATTTTTAATATTTATGCTTTCAATATCAAAACCAAACAATCCTTTGAATCCAATATTATCGACACCACGTTGGACCCATAAATCGAAATTATACGATGATTTGTTGACAATGCTTGTTAGCGCATCCGCATCTTTTTTTGAATCGTACTTTCCATTGTATTGTCCAACATAAGATTGTCCGCGCAATGGTTCATTTATATATGAACTTCCTGCCGTATAACGGTATGCACTTAATTTTTCATGTTCTGTCGAATTTTGCCAAACAGTCTCTAAAACGCTTCTGACTTTTTCATCAGCTTCTTTTGGTGTTTTAGCCCATATTGCCGAATCTTTGCGTGCTTTGGTATAATTATTTTCATCATCCCAATCAACAGGCTTTATATCGCCAAACAGCTTTTTAGCAGCCCTTGCAGCTTTTGCGGCTTCCAACTTGGCGACTTCATTATTCAATTCTAAAGCTTTTTGTTGTAATTGATGTATCGGTGCGTTATTGTCAAATAATGCTTCGATTTCGGTTGCCAATTTCTTTACTTTTGAGCTTTTTGTTGTTTTAGTAAAGTTAACGGCATTTGAAATGTTTGTTTTAATTTTTTCTTTATCAATTAAGTATTCAACTTTTACAAGTCGTTTTTTATATGCATCTTGCGCTGCTTTCCATGTATCGTATTTTTTATTTTTTTCAACCCACTCAATTTCAAAGTTCAGCTTCTTAACTTGTTGTTCCAACGGTAAATTTTCCCATGTATAAAGTTTCTTTTCAACGGCATTGAATAGGGATTTAATAGTTGGCATATCAAATTTGGCTTTTAAATCTTTCACTCCAACAAGCAATGTTTCAAGATTATTGATTTCCACGCGTTCATCCCAAGCTTCTTTTACCTGCATTTTGCGGCCCAATTCATTCATCATGGAATCAATCTTTGATATATCTGCACCACGTTTGATTTCTTTGCTGATTTTATCTGTCAGATCGGAAATAACATCACTTTCTTTGCCATATTTAGTTTTTATTTCTTGCAACTGGTCATTATACTTCCTGCTTGCAACACGTGTGTTCCAACGGGCTTGTATATCCTCTTTTTGTTGTTCGGTCTTGATCGGTTTCGCCGGTTCAATGTATTTCAATCCATCCGCCAAATTCCCGTTTACAAAATTATCACGTATAAAATAAGGTGTTGAAGCCCAATTGGATTGCCTTTGTTTGTTTTCCTCAACCCAATTATTAAATCCATCCGGCATTTTATTAATTAATTCGGGCTTCCATTCACTCCTTTTATTGTCAAAAATGCTCTTATACAACTTCTTACTTTCTTCTTGTGTGATAAGGATTGGTATCATTTCGCACCTGCATTGAGGGTGCCACCCTTTAAATTTGAATGTTTTAGGATAAGTACCCTGCAAAGTATCACATATATCCTTAAATTTAGTTGGTACGCCATTTATAAGCGTGGTATGATTGTTGCTTAATGTTATTTTCCATCCCGTAATTAATGGGTTATTTTGTGCAGAGTTCCAAACCGCTTCACAATTTGCTGCCTTTAATTCTGTACGAGCAAGGCGCATGGCATTCTTATATGCAGAACGGTACACACCTTGTCCTGGTTTGTACTTTTGTGCAGCTTTACTCCATTCTAATTCTCCAGTCTCTTTGTTGCGTACACGTCTAAACAGTTTTTCAGGTTCATTCAAATAACCTTTCAGGCTCTTTTGGATATCATCGGCACTTTTACCTTCTTTTATACCGTTTTGGATAATAATTTCAATTTCTTTTTTTGCATTGCCGGCTAAATTCCAAACCCTGTCTGATATATTTAATCCTTTCTCACGCTTTTCATAATAAAATGTTTTTGCTGTTTTATCACGAGTAGCCTGTGTAGCTGTTTCACGTATTTTATTGAAAATTTCTCTTTCTTTTTCTGTTTTTGCAAGTTTTGATTCAGTGCTTTCCCAGAACAATTCTTGTGATTGCTTCCATTCCTTTTCGATACCATTCAATAATAGATAATTGATTTTATTTGCCATTCCGGAAAGCAGTTTATTTACTTCCTTATTGGCCGTATCATTGTTTGAAAAGAAGAAATCGTCATCTTTATCTTTTATTGCTTTTTTTACACCTGCAATATTAAGACTTGATAAATAATTTTTATATACCGTATTCTGTAGTTTACGAATAAGATATTCTGTTTCTTTCTTTTTTTTTATATCATCGTTTCCCCCCTTTGCCATTATATATTAAATTTTTCTTGTATGTGCTCCTTAAAAGCATTTATGACATTATCAAATTCGATTTTCAAATCATCGGAGAATTGCCGCGTGCTTCCGGTAAGCACGTCATACCCTTTTGCCTCCACATATAGTGCATATTCAGCTCCGGCAACCATTACAGAGACAATAATTTTGTCGTCTTGTTGTCCGGCAATACTTCTGGCATACGCAAGCCCTTCTTGTACACCTTCACCACCTTTTTCGCCGCCTGTCGATTCAAAATAATTATATACTTCTTTCCCGTTATAATATATGACGCAACCAATCGAGGAACGCAATTTATGCGTTTGATCTTTATATGTATTCGTTTGTTTTGCCCGTTGCACCATTTTGATACAAGCTATTTTATAAGCTTCTAAAGCTGCTTCCGCAAATTCTTCTTTCTTCGATTCTGCATATTTGCGTAATGCAGACATATCAAAATCAGGTTGTATTGGCATAATGATTAAATTGTGGGCTCAAACATATCTACATAACTGTTTGCTGCACTCTCGCTTTGTATTTGCTCGTAGTCTTTGTCCGGGTCCTGTGTCAGGTTTGCACCTTTTACACTTGCTTTCTGCGAAACAAGCGGCTTGTTCCCATTTGCAGCCAGCCACATGTTTATTTCGTCAATCTCGTTGGTAAGCATGTACGGCGTGATTTCCGGTTCAATTTCCATCATTTCGCATTCAGCTTCAAGCGCTGTATTGAACTTGCCTATATAGGCTTTTATCACGTTTGCACGACGCTGCAAATAATCGTCGAATATTTCTCTTTTATCCTGCACTTTTAAATGCGCATCCATGAAAAGCAGCTTCAATGCAATTCCCGATATTGCTCCAAGTCCTTTTACCGATTCAAACGAAATGTCCGGTGTTTGAGTGATCGTATAGATCATTTTCAAGAGTGTTTCGATTTCAAGTTTTACCGATTCCGGTGCGTTCTGCCATGACACATATTGCATTGTTGATCCTTCTTCTCCTTCGATAACGGCACCGCTTTCTCCTTTTTTGGACCATCCGTTTATTTGTCCTGTAACGAAGATTTTCGGGCTTGCATGATAATCGTTTGTATCTGCAAAATTGGAAAGCAGCGTTTCCAATCTGTCGATTAATGAATTTACGTCTTCAGTTTCAAATGTATCCTGATACCCGTAAATTATCGGGATTTTCCCGATTGAAATTGGTTTGGGATACCCTTCAACTACTTCATAACCATTCACTCCGTATAGCCATAGCCAATGCTCCGTATCGGTATATGTTTCAAAATAATTGTACTTAATTTTATTATCCTCTCTTGAGAATTCGCGAGAGAAAGCTATCATGTCACCCGTTTCGTCCCAATATGGATATAAAATATCGCCCAATCCAGGCGAAAATACGGCACAACGCAGCTTAAACTTCGAGTTGAAACCGTAGTTTGTATTTTGTTTTTCTACAGGATACCAAAGTTCGGCGCACTCTTTATAGCCGAATATCAAACGTGCAATCTTCCGGTTCAATGAATTGCTTTTCACATCGTACAAGATGCGGTTCAAGGCCTTCACAATCATTTCCTGATTGGCATTATTTGGGCTTGCGTTATAAGCCACCTGGTTACCGAACAGAAACGAAACCGCACGTTTGATTATCAGCTTTTGAAGTGCCAACTTGATTCGTGCAACCTTCTCTATTTTATAGTTTACAGAATCGCCGTTTGTATCAACTACTTTTCGTAAATTGTTATCTTCTGCATCGACTTTCACCCTTTTATCCGGACGCAAAATTTTATCGTTTATGCTGTGCAGTTCAGGATCGATCGCTTTATTTGCAGCTTCAACATCCGGTTGAGGAATATAACGTCGAGATTTCAATTCTGAAATAATATCATTTGACGTTTCATTCTTAAAAATTTCTTCAATTGTCATAACTTATTGTATTATATTGATACACTTTAGTAGCCAAAAAGACCGGCAACGTCTTGTTTAACCCGTTTATTTCTTTTCTCGACTGTACCCGTAAGCGCATCGGGTGCATCATCGTGTTGGTTCTTTCCTATCTTCAAATAACCATTGATTGCAGTTGCAAACTCAGGGAATAATTTTGTCCATCCTTGCGGCATGAATGTAAGGTTCTGAACTGCAGCCGAATTGGAATAAATGCGAATATCCTTGTTATCCATTTGATGAAACCATTTGAATTTGGTTTTCATGTTTTCCATCAAGCGGCATTGCTTTTCAACGGCACGGGCAAAGCCACGTCCGCCATTGTTGGATTCAACTACACATTCTTGCACAGTGTGCCTTGTAAGCATCCTGGCAAGTGCAGGTTCGGTGTATTCCATAGGTCGTTGTGTGTACATGACATCCACAATGTAATTACCAATTTCCGTTTCATCGTATATGATGGCACACAAGTAATCCGCACCTGTGTCAGCCGTATCGACATAAGCTTTGCGGATGCAATATTGTGTTGCTGGCTTGATTGCATATTCTGTGAATCCTTGTTCGTACATAAGCCCCTCGATTGGCTTGGGGTTTTGCTGATACAAGGAATCGAACACGTGCGGATTCCTTGCACGTATCGAAACCAGCTTTTCAAGCGAATGCCTTTCTTCCCAAAGCGCTTCGCCCTCGTTCCTTTGGTCGTATTCGGTAGGTGCACCCTCTTTGATTGCCCTGTATATCACGACAACCCATCCGTTAGGATTGGTTATTGGGTCGTATTCCCCTTGTTGTTTTAATAGACTACCCGCCAAGTCATCTTCATGCCACCTGGTGAACACGATAAGTTGTTGTGATTTGTTGTGCAAACGTGTTTCCGCCACCGTGTCGTACCAATCTGAAATGGATTCACGCACGATTGGGGACCATGCGGTTTGGGCACCCTTGTAGATGTCATCCATTATCAGTACATCAACCGATTCACCTGTTAATGCACCGCCAACACCAACGGTCTTGAATCCACCACGATACCCGACAATTTCGCATTCATCAGCATTGCGCAACCAAGCCCCTGAAAGTGTTGTCACGTTGGATGAATTCAAGCGTGTTTCCGGAAATATGGCTCGGTATTCGGGCGTGTCGATGATACGTTGTATTTCCCTGTTAAACTTGCGTGCCTTTGGAGCATTGTATGAAACAATTGCAATTTTTGTATCGGGATTTTCACCTAAAATAAACGCCGGCAAACGTCTTGTCGAACCTTCTGACTTACCATGTTGGGGCGGCATGAATACCATAAGTTTGCGAATCTTTCCGTGTGCAAACTCGGTCAACTTTTCATAATAACGTTTGTGAAAATCAGCTGGGCTGAATGTTGGCATTGTGGCAAACGTAAAACGCAAAAGGTCGGCACGACTTTCACGCACCAACCGTTCATGCAATAACAAGGCGTATTCTTTACGCTCCCTTTGCAATGTACGCTTTTCCAACAGTGTTATCATTTACCCAACTTCCTTTCCAATTCGGCAATCTTCTTTTCCAATTCATCATCGGATAGCTGCTTGAATAAATCATTGCCATCCTTACCGGTTACTTCATTGGTTTGTCTGTTACGCCATGTATCAGGTTCGCCGTTTGTCAATGTGAAAATCACCGCAGCCGTATCCGGTGCGATGTGCTTCTTTGTTGTCGTTTGCTCCTTTATTTGTGGCTTTGGTCTCCCGTTTTCGTCCTTTTCACGGCTTGGAACGGTGACAACTTTTGTTTCATCAACCGTATAGCCCTGAATTTTCTTCAAAAGACTTTTCTTTGCTTCTGCAACAAAGAATTGCATCCGTTCAGCTTTGGCTTGTTCAATGGCTTGCGCAAATTCTTCATTTTCAGCTTGCCAATCATAGAACGTTCGCGGTGCAATTCCAACAATACGGCATATTTCGGCAATGGTATATGTGTCAGACTTCATCAGTTCGACAATCTTTTTTACCATCCTTCTACTGTATTTTGCCATAATTTTTTTGTCTTTTTAGGTTGATTCTGTGCAAATTGTGCATTACTCCTTCAACTTACATTTAAACCCTCTATCTTGTAATTCACTGAATAACAATGACAATTTGGTTACATCACCACATTCAACAATCAACTTTGTGTCGATTTCCTGTTTTGGATCTTCTACTTCTTCCGGTTCAGGTTCTGGCATTGACACACCCCAATCTTCCGGTTCAATGGCGAATCTTTCGGCTTGTTCGGCGATAACGTCAAAATCCCATGCAATATTTGCTTTGCTTGTGGCATTATCCGACAAAGCAAGTTCTCGTCCTTTGTCTGAATCCAAGTCAATGTCTTTTCGTTTGACTGCAACGATTTGGTTTCCGTCTGTCTCAACTATTATCACGTTATCAAGTCCAACGATTGCGGCATTCTCGATCGTCTTGTTGCCTGCAATGATTCTGTTGTTTTTGTCCAATAGAATAGAACGACCAGCCCCGAACTTGCGTAACGATTCTTCAATAAGATGTTGCCCGTATTCAGTTCCTTTATTGAAGTTCTTGTTATCCGGAATCAGTTGTTCAATGCTTGTTTCAATAATCTTTGCCATTGTTTTGTAATTATATTACAAAAATAAAACGTGTATTACAATAACACACGTTTAAATGGAAAACTTATTCTTTTTTTATCTACAATTATGCTGTACAAAAAATTACACTTTAATTCTTATCGGAAATCCTGCATGATTCCATGCCAGTAATGCGGCATCGCGCATTTCCTGATTCGTTTTGCCCATTAGTCCCGTAAAGCAGGCTAATTCTTTGTGTGTAATTTTCCCTCCTGGACCTTTCCAACACTTTTTCAATGGTCTCTGTTCGATAACTTCTATTCCATAGTGCCTACACATTTCAACAATTTTTCTTCCGACCTCGTGGTTCCTGCCTGCAGAATTGCCTTTTGCTGCGGCCGTTCTGTAATTGTCTGCTTTTCCTTTATGCCAATTATGCGAAATTAACCAGCTTGCCTCAACAATAACAATTAAAGACTCGTTTGTTTCTTCGCTTATTCCTTTTGCATGTTGCAGGTATTCAAGCAATAATGGAAATTCAAGGCTTGACACTTCCAATTGCCGTGTGGATGGTTTTAGATATGCCACGCCCGATTTTTCAACGTCCGGATCAATAGCAATAATGTTTTCATATTTCATCTTGTGACTGTTTACTAATTGGAGACCATAACCTGCAAGCAGGGTTAGTCACTTTGATTGTTTATAACCAGAATTACTTTTTTTACTTTTTTGTAAGATACAACATTGTACAACTTTTGGCGAATATTGATTTAGCGCCCAACGTTCACGATATTTGCAATTTCTGCACGTGGGCCCATCTTCCTTGTGCATTTCTTCGATAAAACCATTTTGGTCGGTATCAAAAAGTGTTTCCATTGTTTTCATCTCATAATTTCGTTAAACTTCTCTACTAACCGCCTGAATTCAGGGTTATATTTCACTTCATCATCATATTTATTTAATACATACAAAACAGTTGTCCTATCTCGTTGTATAAGCTTCGAAATGGTCGTTATTTTCATTCCATTCTCGATACATTTGTGTACGAATAACATTCTTGCATAGAATCCGTTCCTTTTCCGTCTTTTAGTAATGTATTCGTTGAACTTCATGCCTGTAACTTCATGTATTGCATCTTTTATTCTTGTAACATAATTAAAATTAGTAACCACATTTGATTCAAAAAAAATCTTTTTTCCCATTCGCTTTGCAATATCGTATTCGATACTTGCCCCTAATGATTCCGTCCAGTTGTCAAGCATGTATATTGCTTCACAAGCAAACAATTCTGCTATATCTTTTATCATGTGTTGTTCCCAGGTGTCATTTTTGGTTAAACCATTATTCATCGGGTTAATAATTTCAAATCCAAGATCTTCAAGAAATTTTTGCACGGCTTGAAATTTGTCTTTAACTTCCCGGAATGGGAGTCCGGTTATTTTTCCGCTAATGTAAATTTTCATAATAACTATCAATTTATAAGTTATCAATGTTTACGTGTACCGCTTTTGCGTCAATTTTTATTAAATGCGTCATATAAATTTTTCTTACTGATATTTTTATCTTTTTGTGAACAAAGTGTGCGTATATTTCTCATCATTAATTCGTTTTTTTCTTTCAGTTCAGTTACCTTGTTGTTTAATTCTTTAATTTTATTTTCTTGCTTGACATTTTGAATACCAAGAAATATCGGGGTTCCACCGAATAGAAGAAGAAGTAAAACAGTTATAAAAGTTTCCATAATATATTCACTTATAAAGTTTTTTGTTTTCGATATATTCCCGAATAATATAATTGCACTTGTCTTCCGACAAATTTTTTTTGAGAAACAAAATCGTTCTCGAATCAATCCTGACGGGCCTATAGTTTTCGAGATCGGGCCTGTGATTATTTGCGAGCGCAATAGCCTTAATGTGCATAGAATGCAATTCTTCTACTTTTGTAGTTGAATTGATTTCAATAGGTAAACCGTTTTTGTTCATTTTATTTGATTTTTTTAGATTTTACGTCTGTCTTTCCCTTTGATTTCAAAGTAATTACACATTTCGTGTAGCCTGCTTGAAACCCTATCCCCATACCTGTCGACGAATGCTTTGTGGTTAATCGGCAAATTGGAGGTTATCAATGTCATTTTATCCGTGAAGTCGCCACGATATTCAAGTATTTGCCTCATTACGTTAACGCGATTTCCCATATACAATGATTCGATTGGTTCAGCACCAAGGTCTTGAATGCCGATAATATTCATTTTTTTGAATCGTTCAAATGATCCGGAGTTTGTGTATTCGTCACAAATGGCATCTGTACGTATATTGTTCCAGTACAGGCATCGTTTTGTTTCACCCATTTGAATTTGAAAGTTGTACACCATCGCATAAGCTGCCACGATTTCCAAAGCCCAAGATTTTCCGGAACCGGTGTTCCCGGCAACATAAATTCCGCTTTTAAGCCTTCCCGGAACAACCAGTTTTGTTTCAGGATCAAGACATTTCATTTCGGTATCGCAATGCACCCATCGAATCATATTTTCGTATGTGAACCTGTTTTCGTCGTCAATTCTGAATTTGGGGTCGCGTTCTTTGCCAATTTCGTTTACGATTTCAAGTGCCGTTTCCATATCTACCGGCAGATATTGGAAGCGTGTGATCGATTGGAATAACCCTCGTTCTTTGATTCTTCCGAGAATCATCGACATGTTTTCTATTTTTCCCATATATCGTTTACCTTTGAAAAAATGGATCCTTTTTGTTCAGATTTTCGCTTTTCCCACGTCACGACCGCCGCCCGCCAATCTTTCATTTTGTTTTTTCCTACAAACCAATTTTTTGACTGATAGAACGCAACGAACGATTCCGGATCAACCGAATAATTTTTTTCGGCAACAAATTTTTTTACTTCATCAATAGATGGAGGGAGAAAGCGCTTTGCGATTTCTTTTCTTTTTTCTTTTTCTTTATTATTTACTTTATTTTCTTTTACTTTCTTTTGTGTAGTTTCTGTATCCTTTTGTGTAGTTTCTTCCGCCTTAAACGTCGTTTTTGTGTAGTTTCTTCCGCCGGAAACATGGGTTTCTTCCGCCGGAAACTCTTTTTTATCTTTTACATCAAGTAGCCAAAATTGTAACTCATCGTAATTAATAACTCTTTTTCTCGTTGCCTCCATCCACCTTTTTTGTATTCCTAAACTTGTTAATATCCCAAGCGAGCAAAACATTGTTTCGTCAAAGAAACCCCATCGTGCCAACCCTGATATAACATCTCCTACGAGTGCGTGAGACGTGTTTGTTTGTTTTGCAATTTTGAATTTAAAACTTTCCGAACACTCTATGAAATAACCATTCCGGTATATCGCACAAAGCACCCGTATCAAAATTATCTCACCTTTTATTCCAAACTCACTCGATATAGGAATAACCTTTTCGTCGTCGAAAATATCGACATCAAGAGGAAAGTATTCTAAACCAATTTTGACTGGTCGTGCCATTTTATTTTATTTGCTTGTAGGTTGTTTTACCTCGTCCCATTCACTTTCGGTGATCACGTATCCGCACTTTTTGCAGATGTGCATGTAGGTATAAAACGGAAAGGTCTTTCGGACCCGCGCTTTTTGTATATGCCTGCACTGTGGACATCTTATCTCCACATATTTTCCTGTTTTCATTAATACCTAAATTGTTCTAATCGTTCAATACGTTCATCTTTTTGAGCAGCATTAATAACTGTTTGGTTACTTACGTCTGGAACAAATACCCAATTTTGCGAAAAAACATTTTTACCGTAATCGTAAAAATTATACAAAAAGCCGCTTTCTACCCGCATTTTTCTGAATAAAACGGGTGCTTCTATTATTTCGATTTCGTGTAATTCCATAATTATTTCAATTTTTGAATATTCGTAAACGCTATATTATTACAAACACTACTTTTTGTGTTTATTATAAAATTTCTTGCGAGTTTTGGCAATGAAATCAAGTCTCATTTTCTCATAATATTCGGATATTATCTTTATTCGTTTATCCGTTATTGCAATGTTTTTCTCATCCAAAGATTCCTCAAAGTTTTGCTCAAGCTCACTTGCTTCAGTTCCAATATCATAACCGTCATCAGAATATCCCAATATACAATCAAGAACATAGCCAAAATTTGTTTCAGCTATATCTTTAGCAATAGTTTTATTAAATCTTGTTTTCATATTCCTCTACCTCCTTTAATTTGTTGTATAATAAATAAAATCCTCTTATAAAGCCCTGCTTATACGCTGTTAGGGTTAAGTTATCGATTTTTGAATGATATCTATTCCTCGCTTGCTTTTTAGCCTGTTCTTCAACCCATTCTTTTAAATCTTTGTCCTCCTTCGATAATTCTGGTATGTTACATTCATCAAGCATTTTTGGCAAGGCTCTTTCAAGCCACTTAAACGCTATTTCGTTTCCTGTATTTTTTATTTTCCCCATAATTGTAAATTTTTATTGTTCAACTTTATGTTATTCGGTCGGAAAAGTAAAACCGAGCTTAATCAAATCGTCGTGGTGTTTTTGCTACTTCTAAAATATTCTGCATGTATTTAATTATTTATATGGTTATCTTATTGGTGAAATTTCCCCGTTATTTTTAAGAATAAACCTCTTTTCTCCAGTTACATAACAAAATCCCCGAAATCTGCAACATCCATTCTTACGATTTCGCGGCTCATAATCTTCACATAGCCTGCCACAAATCGTTTCTTCTTTCGTACCAACCTCTCCGGAAGCTTTACAAAAGAAGCAGTCCGCATCCAACTCTCTTATTGCTTCCGAAATATATATTTCTCTCAATCCTCGCTCTTTCATTTCGGAAATCAAATACGTTTTTGGATATGCCATTTCGGCATTTATTTCGTTGCTGAAGTATAGTTTTTCTTTTTTCATTAATCAGAATTTTTTTAATAACATAATTTTTCATCAGATTATAATTTCTCCTCCTTGTTAGCTGACCTTCTTGCAACCCCCACAAAAAATGAAACATTCGGATAATGATAGTCGGGTGATTGTCTCCAACGCTTATCAACAATATTGTCCAATCTCCACCCGCCACGCAAAGGATTATACAACAGATCTCCATCCTGCGTTTTAACATCATTCCTCAAAAGTTCATAGCCGTCAGGTAGTTTTGCCTCAATTTCATCAAAATAATCCCTGTCCAAGATTTTACAATCTATTTTATTATTCATAATTTTCCTCCTTTAAATTGTAATTCCAGAACCCAGGTTTCCCCTTTACGTTCAAAATTGGTTTATCGAAAAGAATTGGATTAGCAAGTACCCAATGATAAATAACCTTCGCATCACCAGACAACCCTCCACTATGCTCCGCCCAAATACTCGGATGACTGCTTACACAATCTACAATTTCAACACTACCAATAATGGCAGACCTTATAATTCTACGATAATAATATTTGTGCAAGTCTATTAAAGGGAGTTCTCCGCAATGCAGGTATTCTATTTGTCTTTCTGTTAGATAGTCTCCTTCTATACCTTTCATTTTTGCCGCACTCGCGTGAATCAGCACCCTCTCCCCGATATACTTCTGCGGACACTTCCATGTTCTGTTTTCAACATCTTTTATACCTGAGCAAATAAGATACGCCCAGGGCTGTTTTATTGATAGTACTTTAATACTAATAAAACCATTGATATTTTTCATAATTGTTTCAATTTTCAACCAATTAAATCATATTCATTTACTACCGTCCCATTATATTCAGTAGCATCATAATAATCATCTAACATTTTCTTCAATTTATCATATTCGTCGTCAGGAATATTTTCCCAATTTTCGATATTTTCCGAAGGATCTCCTTTGTCGAGTATTTCCTTATAATAATCGATAATTTTTTGTTTTTCAATTTCAGCGATTTCTGGACGTGAATAAATTCCGTTAATCAGCCTTGATTTATCCTCATAACTCCCGAAATCAGATTCAACTACATATACTTTCATTTGAAACTATATTTGTCTTTTAATTAATGCTTTCTATTTGTTTTCACGTCTGTTTTTGCCATGATTATTCCACCCGGCAATGATCATAAGAATAGACCAGATAAACAAAAGAATTAAGACTACAATTTCAGCTGGTTTCATCCTTGTATTTTGTTTAGATAATTTTCTAAGTCATCGATTTTCTCCTTAAGAGCACGAATAACTCTCGATGCGGCAAAATCGTTTATCCATTTAGGATCATTAATGAACGTGAGAACGGTTGCTTCGTCTCTATTCAATTCGTAAAGTATTTCATCTGCCGAAGCCTCTATGAAGTCTGTTAATTTAACAGATATAAGTTCTCCATAACTATCAATTACAATGTTGCCTTTTTCATATTCTTCTATTACTTTTTCTTTTATGCTGTCCATTTTACTATGAATTTTCCCAATAGCATCGTTATATCCTTTTTTATAACCTTTTTCTAACAACTCTTCTATAGAGCTATCACCGAACCCGCACTTCTCCCAATCGTATTCTGCAACTTCGTTTCTTATCCACTCTTCCTTTTCTTTAGTATCTGTAAACATAGTGGATTGTTGTTCGCGAAGGTTTTTTAATTCGCATACAACTAAATCAATTGCCATTCCTATTGAAGTAGGTGGCTGCATCTCTATATCGGCTCCCTTTCGCCATTTGTTATGCAGCTCGAGTACATTTATTGCCTCCTCAACTGTCATATTTTATCTTTGTTAACTGTTTATCTATCAATAGCCGGTATTATTCGATCTCAACTGCTCCTTCTCATAGCTCAAAATAGACCTTAATACGTCTTGTTGATGACTGCACGTCGCATTCACTCGCTCAAGCCAGTCAACGAGATATGCCTCGTCCTGCGCCGCGCTTTCAACAAGCGCATTCTGAGCCTTAGCAGACAAGTAGTTTTCTTTTGCAATAGCCACAATTATTTCCGATATTTCGCTTGCACGTTTCTGTCTGTACATCTTTTTAACCTCTGCAAGCATATATCCAGATCTGGCCTGATACACGTTGATCATTTTCAGTCGCTCCAAAACTTCTTCCGGATTGTCGGAACACTCTATTTCGAGATAGCTCTGCATTTCGCTCACCTCTTTCTCTATTTTTTCGTACCTGGTCATGTTAATACGGGTTATTGGTTAGTTCAATTTTCATTCCCGGATCGGCTATCAATATGTTTTTGCCTGTTGCTTTTTCAAGCGTATCTACAAACTCTTTCCTATCCGAGTTAAACTTGCTAAGATGAATAAGAACTATGTTATACACGGTTGTAAGATCGTGTAGCAATAAGAACTTTGAAACAGTTTTAAGCTCCATGTGCGTGGTCATAAGTCTTTTCCTCATTGCAGGATTGGTACTACCATTTTTAATAGCTTCATCAAGTGCAGCGTCTGAATAATTACATTCAACAAGGAAATGATTTACCTCTTTGAACTTTGTATCAAGCATGAAGCTATCTGTAAGGAAAAGCAAATAACCCATATCCGGATGATGGATGTAATAGCCCAACGTCGGCACATCGTGAAAAGCATTAAAAGGCAAAACTCTAAAATTTCCTACTTTTATCATTTTCCCTGCTATTACCTCTGTTGTCTGTTTCAACTTTTTGGTGTCTATGACGTGTCTGTTTGCGAATACCGGGAATGTTTTTTCATACAGAGACCCGTATTTGGAATGATCAAAATGACCGTGCGTTACAAAGCATCCTTTTACCTTTTCCGTATTGAACGAAAGTGCCTGTTTGGCTTTAGTAGGATGAACGCCAGCCTCCATGATAATAGCCTCGTCGTCGGACTGAATTATGTATCCGTTTCCCGACGACGAGCTCCCCAAAATGGTCATTTCCATCATTGTCGTTAATATGGAGGTTCTTCCTCTTTTTTCTCTTCTTCCCGATCTACGGGCGTATCATCATCCATGCTTACCTCTTCGGCAACTACATCCTGGATCGCATTGTCTCTTTCTGCGCGGATATCCGTTTCAACGTCTTGAACGATTGCGCTTTGCATTTCAATAGACAGATACCCGTACTTTGACAGTAATTCTCGCAGCACGGTTTTTATGGCCATAGAATCAAAGTCGCCTGTCCACCCTATACCTGTAGGTTCTTTTCCTGCAAGTTTCACGAGGCTTTCAACCGTGATATCTTTGGAGAATTTGAGCGTGGGTGCATATTTCTTTGCATGTCTGGCGATTTCCTCAACTGTCGAATAGAGTGTTTTTCTGAACCCGTTCAGAAGCTCTATGTGGGCGAAATAACCGATAACCTTATCGGACTTCTTTTGTCCGGTAAAATCGATCGAACCGGTCAGCTTGTCCGTCCCGGCTATTTCACCTTCGTACACAACATCCGCGTTGATATACCGGTATTGCCCTGTTCGCATCGCAAGCTGGATCAATCCTTTATAGCCAATGATGAATGTTGGCGTAAGCACTCCTTTGTTTTTAAATGGCAGGATATAAGCATATCCTAAGGCTCTATTGATCGGAAGCTTCAATACGGCCGCCTTCAGCGCCTCCATCACCACCTGGCTGGGGTTGCATGTTTGCAGCGATTTATCCGTGTTATACAGATCGATTATTGAAGCAACGAATGAGTTTGAGTTACTTCCTAAAGCGTTCTGGAATTGGCTTTGAACCGATGGTGCATTTAGTACGCTTTTCAGCACGTCAACCGGCTTTCTTTTCTCTACTTGTTGATTGTTGTTGGTTGTTGTTGTCATTGTATTGTAAGTGTTTCGTACGTCGGATCAACGTACAGGTTTATAATTTGTGATCTCATTTCGGGGATGATAGTAGTCGATTCCCTGTTATCAATGAAAATAGGCGCACAAATACCGTAATGCTCACTAATACCATTGATGATATCCAATCCGGCATAAATCTTTTCTGCATTAGAAAGTGTTGAGTAATTCGTGCCGTTCATTGTTGCTTCGCAGTCAGGCACCACTTGTCCGTCCACCTGTTCTTTGAATAATCTGAATTGCACTTTTTCAAAAAGCATGTTGATTCTGCTTTCATACTCTGTGTTCTTTGCAAATTCAAATTCTTTTATGGTGAACTCTTGTTGCTCGAGCTTGGCAAGCTCCTGATTGAGTTTAGATTTCCTTTCGTTAATCTCGGCGAGCGATTTTTTCAGGTTATCGATGATTTCGCGGTTATACAGCCGTTTCTTTAATTCGTCAATTTCGGACCGCAAAACCCGTTTTCTGTCTTTCATCGCTCCGATCGACTCTTGCTCTTCGGGTGCATGTATCTTTGCCCTCAACTCACGTATCTTTGATTCGTTAGCCTTATACATGATAGATTCCATATACTGCGGCTTCTTTTCTTTTAGAGCCTGTATCTCGGCTTTCAGCTTCTCGATCTGTGCATTCTTTTCTGAAGTGTCAGGTGCATCCGGAATATCGATACGGTTTATTTCGTCCGTAAGATTATCTACCATCTGCTTGATCTTCTTCCCCTCCGCAAGGTTTGCTGCCAGTCGGTCCGCCTTGGACTTGTTGAACGCCTCCTCCATGTGTGTGCGCCTCTCTTCAATATCATGTTCCGGTAGTGATTGCTTACAAGTCGGACAGATCAGATCGTTTTCGTTAAACTCAAGTCTCTCCGCATTGATATCCTTCCATTGGTTGCGTAAGTCCTCAAGTTTGTCTTTGTAATATTTCAGGTCTTTCTCGAGACTATCCTTGCGTGCTTTCTTTGTCTTGTAATCCCTTTCATCGTCGCCGATCTCAAGAAATAACCTGCGTACATCATTCTCTTTCCGTTCGATATCTTCGGCTGTTTGCTGCTTCTCAATCCGCTCCAGCTTCATGTTGTCGGCCATATATGTATTGATCTGCTCCTGTATGGCCATGATCCTTTTCTGCTCTTCCTCGCTCTTTGCTGCGGCATCTGTAAGGGCTATATCGATATCATCAATTTCTTTCTGCAGGGACCTGATTTTATCTTCAATTTCCTTCCAGTCCATAGTAACCGGCATATTTCTGTTTGTTGTCTCGATCTCCGTCGGGATCTTTTCGAGCTGCTCTTTTATTTTCTTTTTACGCGAAATAAGCTCACGTTTGAAATTGTCGAACGAAACACCAGTGATCAATTTCAGCAGCTCCGAAAATTCGGGCCTCTGCGAAGCTATCTGATCATTGGTGATCTCCGGAATGAGTGAGAATAAAATTTCACGCTGCTGCTCTCTTTTTAATGAAGTGAAGTAATGCGGATTTGTGATTGTTTTCAGTAGTGTCTCGTCGCAAATCTCTGCAACTGCCTGATCATACTCCGACTTCTTCACGCCCACACCATTGATTGAGTAGTCGGTTGTGTTACCTTTAAAAACCTCCTCACTTTCGCTTCGTGGTTTCACCCAATCCTCGCGATAAACTCTTTTTAGCCTGGTCTGATTTCCATTTACCAGTATTTCTGCCTCAACCTCCACGTTCACACGGCTTGTTCCTTTCGGTTTCAATTCGTGATCTGCGCGTCCTTCATGGTCCTTTCCGAAAAGTAACCACAACCAGGCATCATAAATTGTTGTTTTGCCTGACCCGTTCCGGCCATAGATATTCAAAACATCCGGAATGTCGGTCAGGTCAAATTTTTGCACTCCCCTGAAGTTCCGGAGTGAGATCGATTTAATTTTTACTTCCTTTTTCATTGTTCGTTATTATTTTTTTTCATTAATTCCAATGCCAAGTCGGCATCAACGGTTATCATCCGTCCGCATTGCGATATTGCCCTGTCAATCTTGCCGCTTGCCTTGATTCTGTTTGCCGTGGTCATGCTGCAATTGAATAGTCGGGCTATTCCGGCAATGCCGTACACCAGTCGTTTTTCTTTTGGTTGTTCTACAATGTTGTCTTGTTGTTTATTCAACAATTCCATCAATTCACCAACAGTCAGGTCGATAATTCTTGTGTTTAGGTCGATTTTCATGTTATTCGTTTTTTTGCAGTGGTACCTTTTTTATCAATCTTACAGCATTGGCAAAATTCAAAACGATCAGTACGATCATCCAAAGCGGCGTTTCGTCGGAAACGCAAAGAGAGCAGAACGACAAGGCGAAATACCACACGATCAACCGTTGCTTCCCGGTTAAACCGGGCATTGCCAATTCTTTCATTATTTTTTTCATTGTTGCGAATGTTTTTATGGTTTATGCCAATTCAAACTTAAAGGTGTCCGATTCAGATTTGCGCCTCGCTAAACGGCAAGTCATCGCCGCCGGTTTTGATCGGAAAACACGCATTACATTGGCATCATTGAATAAGATTTGCGGAACTATCAAAATAAGCATCGAATAAGCAATAATACGCTGCTTTAATGGCGACAAATCGAACGAAATGTTGAAATGGGTGCAAAACCACCACGCCGACAATTCGTTTACCTTGCTGCAACCCACCTTTTCATAAATTGAGCGGACGTGATTCTCGACGGTACGGGTGGAAATAAAAAGCTTGTCCGCCACCTCTTTTTTACACAATCCCCATGCAACGAGTTCTGCAATTTGGGATTCTCTTTCAGTCAATCTTGCTTCCGTGTTCATAATTCGCCATTATACTTATTGGTTTTCATAGTCTTCGAGCCTTTTTTTCAGTCCCTCTATTTCGCTCAACAAATGGTCTATTCCGGCCCCGCCGTATTCGGCTGCAAACAAAAATGCTTCAAGAGCCTGCTGCTCTATCATCATTTCTTCTTCCGGACACAATGGTTCGTTAAACAGTGTCATTGCTCATCCCCCCATACTTCGGTGATGCCGTATTCGGCAAAAATTTCCTCAATGGCTCTGGCTTCCGATACTTTCGGTTCCACTGCGCCATTCAATCTCTTAATCCAGCTTGTTCGGTTACTGATGCCGAGTGCCTGCATGATTTTTCGCCTGACAACCCTTATGTCCCGGTTCTTAACTTGGGAAAACCCCAATCGAAATGAAAATTCGTTCATAATTATTATTTTTAAAATGATTAATGTTGTTTTTTCGTCAAAATGACATATATTTGCTATTTGGTTGTGTGTCTGTTTGCACTACCTTTGAGGTGTTCAAACTAACACATGCAAAGATATATGAACTATTTCATATATGCAAATAAAAATGGTATTATTTCTAATAATAATTTGAAATATTTCATATATGGCTAAAAATGAGCAACTTAAAATTGCGATAGAAAAGATAAAAATAAATACCGGTTTAAAACAAGCGGAAATTGCTGATAAACTTGATATTAAAAGCACATATCTTTCTGATATGATAAATGGGCGAGTTCCTTTAACTGAAAGTGTATGTCAAAAAATATTTGAATTATTTCATATAAGCATTTTAGAAGATAAACTTGAAGACTTTTCTTTTAAGGAACCAACAAAGTCAAATAAACAAACATATTATAATAATGACAATTCTGAATATATAAACTATGTTCCTTTGCTTCCAATTTCGGCACAGGGCGGTTCGATGAATGACTTCATAGTATCGGTAAAGGACAGCGAATGCGAAACTATCATTTCTCCCGTAAAAGATATCGATTTCGCTATTCGCGTTACCGGCGACAGTATGTATCCCGAATATCCGAGCGGATCAATCATATTGATAAAGAAAATTAATGAGGCTTTATTCATTGAATGGGGCAAAACATACGTATTAGATACCTCAAACGGTATAGTCGTGAAAGAAATACATAAAGGAGACAATGACGACGAAATAAAGTGTGTTTCAATTAATAAAGATCCAAAATTTCATCCTTTTTCCATCAAACTAAAGGATATTTTCGGAATATATAGAGTTATTATGTGCTTATCAATGAAATAATAATAAAATATCATGGATTTTAAAGATTCTATTAAGCAAATTTCAGACAGAATCGAAAAACTGAAAGACTCTCTTCAAACCGAAGAAGCCACAAAAAATGCGTTAGTTCTTCCATTCATCAGCGCATTAGGTTATGATGTATTTAATCCGTTTGAAGTCTTGCCGGAAATGATTTGCGATATCGGTACAAAAAAAGGAGAAAAGATCGATTATGCCATCATGAAAGACAAAGAGCCGATTATGTTGATAGAATGCAAACATTGGCAACAGGAACTTACGTTATACGATAATCAATTACTCCGGTATTTTCATGTATCAAAAGCAAAATTTGGCGTGCTTACAAATGGGATCATTTACCGATTTTACACTGATCTTGCCGTCCCAAATAGAATGGACGAAAAACCATTCCTGGAAATAAATATGTTGGATCTGAAAGATGCACAAATAGAGGAATTAAAGAAGTTCCATAAATCTTATTTCAATATAGACAATATACTTAGTTCGGCCAGCGAATTAAAATATATGGGTGAATTGAAAAACGTAATATCAAAAGAATTTGCTAATCCTTCTCCCGATTTTGTAAAATTCTTCGGGAAGCAGGTTTATGATGGGATGTTTATGCCGAAAGTCTTAGATCAATTCACAACTCTCGTAAAACAATCAATAAATTCTTATATAAACGATTTGATATCGGATAGACTTAAGGCCGCAATAAAAGATAACGAACAAACAAAAGAACAAGTAAACCAGCAAACTTCCCAAGATAATGAAATTGCGACAGACAACTCGTCGAGCAAGGTGAAAACTACAGAGGAAGAATTGGAGAGTTATTATATTATTAAGTCCATTTTGCGACATACCATTCCGGTTGACAGAATAACATATCGCGACGTTCAAAGTTATTTTGCCATATTTGTCGATAATAATAACAGAAAACTTATTTGCAGATTTTATTTTAATTCAGAGAATAATAAGAAAATTTCTTTCATCGACGAAGATAAAAAAGAAATATCCTACAAAATATTATCACTCGATGAGATATATAACTACACCGAACAATTAATTACCATCGCATCAAAATATCTGTAATATGAAAAAGATTTTATTTTGCCTTATGGCTTTGGTTATGATGGCAGGATGTTCAAAAGAAGACGAGCCTACATTTAATTATGATTTGGATATCTTAATCGGGACATGGCGAGTTACACATGTTATGCAGGATAACGGTGCCTATCTTGATGTTACCACTACGATTGCGGAAATGGTATTTGAACCTACCTACGCAACATTTAATGCAGACGGTACATATTATGGTTCCGGTGAATTCGGTACGGGTTCAGGAACATATAAAGCAGTAGGGAACACAATTATAACTTATGTAGGAGGAGAGGAGTATTTAAAATACGATGTTCTTTCTTTAAATGTCGATCAATGTGAATTAAAAATGTATCAAACCGGCGAAGAATCTTCAATTAAAATAAAGTGCAAAAAACAATGAAGAAAATACCACAACCCATATTTGATGCTTTGGAAATTGCCGTGTTAATTGGTGAAGAATTTGCCACAGTGGACAAAGAACTATTTGATAAAATGATTGAAGGTTACAGACTTAAAACGAGTGCATTATGAACATTAAATATTTTAGTATAATAATATGCTTCATATTCTTATTAGCTTGCAACAACAATCATAATGCTAAAAATACAGCCGAATTAAAAATTGATTCTTTAGCTGTAAAAGATTCATTATTTAAAGCTGAATTGATAAGAAAAGAGGGGGTTAAGGCTATTGGAAATATCAATTTTTATATTTCAGAAAAAGAATTTGAAAAACAAAAAGACATTTACCTAAAATCATTATCCCATAAAAATGAATTTGGCTTTGATGAATATTCTATTGGCGAGTTTAGTGTTCTAACTGTGTCCGGTAATTTTTTTAATGATAGTTTATTTAGCATACAAATAAGAGGTATTCCAATAAGTTATGATGAATATAATTCAAAAATGCCTAAACAATTTGAAACACTGATGTCAATATTGGTTGAAAAATATGGTAATCCATACGAGAAAAAAGAATTACCTGAATGGAATGCTATGCCAAACAATAGCACTTGGATTCTTGCCCAATGGCATCTTGGATTTAAAGACTTGCTTATGTATATAAATTGCGGAGGCTCTACATACAGTATTGATTTTTGCTATTATGTCCCAGAATTGGCAGATAGAAGAATTAAAATAGAGGAAGAAAAATCAATACAAATCAACAAAAAAGCAGTTGAAAAACTTTAATGGCATTAACAATGAAAAAAAGCATCAACCCACAAGCAATAGAAATACAGAAACGTTTTTTTCAGGCGTTGGAAATGGCTATTCAGGATGGCGTTATATCCGGGTTACAGGGTTTTTGCAGGGACCATAATCTTAACCGTGTCAAATATCAACGAATCAAGACAGCTTTGCAAAATCCGGAAGCCGAACAACTGTACAAAATCATCGACCTGGATGCCTTGCTGTATATTTGCAAGGATTATAATGTTCGCCCCGAATGGTTGTTGCTCGGGCATGGTAAAATGCGGAAGAAGTAATGTATATCAAGCGCAACATAAAGTTCCTGTTACATAAAAGAAAACCGGGCGATACTTCAAATCTCGGTATCCGCATGCGGGTAACGCTTTCCGGTGAACGCCCGATAGATTTCCCCATCGGACATACAATCGACCTTGCACATTGGGACACGGAAGCGGAACGTGCTATTGACGGAGCGATCAACAAATCGAACCAAACAGCCGCCGACATAAACCGGACCATTGACGAATACAAATCCGTAATAAATGAAGTGTTCGCCAGATATGAATTGCTCGAAAAAAGGAAACCGACTTTGGGCGAAATAAAAGACTTGTTCAACGATATGATTGGGCGTAAAACAAAGATTAAACAAGATTTGTGGAGCCCAAATGACGATTTTTTCAGAGTCTTTGACTTATTCACACAAACAGTCGGTGAACAAAACCAATGGACATCGGCTACATACGAAAAGTTTGCAGCACTCAACCGGCATTTCAGGAGCTTTGACCCGTATATGACATTTCAAACCATCAATGACGATAAAATGCAGGAATATGTTTCGTATTTGAGTAAAAAAGGATTAAGAAATACGACCATTGCAAAGAACATTGCATTTGTCCGGTGGTTCTTGCGTTGGGCGGCAAACAAAGGATATTATCAAGGAACGGTTCACGATACGTTCAAGCCAAAATTGAAAGGCATTGACGGAAATTCAAAGGAAATCATCTATTTAAGTCAGGACGAAATAAAACAACTGCAAGAATACCAATTTAAGCCGAATGAAGAAGCACTTGAACGTGTCCGTGACGTGTTCTTGTTTTGCTGTTTTACCGGTTTGCGGTATTCTGACGTTGCGAAATTGAAGCGTTCGGACGTAAAGAAAGGATTTATTAAGGTTGTCACACAAAAGACCGTTGACGGGCTTATAATTGAGTTGAACAAACATTCTCAAGCCATACTTGACAAGTACAAGGACGTGAAGTTCCCAGACGACAAGGCGTTGCCTGTTATCTCCAACGAAAAGATGAACGAACACTTGAAGCGGCTTGGGCAGGTATGTGGCTTGGAAGAACCGACAAGGGTGGTATATTTCAAAGGCAATGTCCGGCACGAAGAAGTTTATCCCAAATGGGCATTATTGACGACCCATTGCGGGCGGCGAACATTTGTCGTTACGGCATTGCAACTCGGAATACCGGTTGAGGTTATCATGCGTTGGACAGGGCATTCAAGTTATGATGCCATGAAACCTTATGCAAAAATAGTTGATGAAGTAAAAGAAAAATCTATGTCACGATTTGATAACCTCTAA